GGAAAGACCCGACCGCAGTGTTCCGCACAAAGTCGCAAAACTCTTGAAAATTGTGATAGCCTCAAAACATGCGCCGATACGAACAAAAGCTGCTTCTGACAGTGGGGACTGATCAGAGCAGACCTCTGACACAAGCCCAACTTGACTTGCTGGCACAAAGCCTCAATCAAAGATTCAAAGATGCCGAGTTTCAAATAAAAGCCTTAGAAGAGGCAAACCCACTAGAAAAAAAATCTCCTAAATTCAATCACAAATCTTTTGACATAAGTCTTCTTCCAAAAGAACAAATGATTTGGCATCCGACACAGCTAACTTTTAGCGCCAGAGAAATTTATGATTTACTGGTCGATAAGAAAGACTGGCAGCGACTTGATGGATGTGTAAGTAAAGGAGTAAAAATTCGCCGGCTTCGGCAACAACTTCCTGACTATTTAAGAATAGTCTCAAAACATGGATTTGGCTATAAAATCGTCGACCTAAGAAGGGAACCATGAAATACATAGCAAGTGAATCAGTAACAGAAGGTCACCCAGACAAAATCTGTGACCAAATTAGCGATGGCATTTTAGACGCTGTGCTTGAGCAAGACCCTAGCGCTAGAGTGGCAATAGAAACTATGGTCACGCCGGGGCTTATTCACATTGGCGGAGAACTTACAACTGCTGCTGACTACATAGATATCCCTGAGGTAGCGAGGGAAGTCATGCGCAAAATTGGTAACAGCGCAAGCCTAGGACTGCCGGCAGATTCGGTAGCAATTATCCCGACAGTCTCAAAGCAATCAGCAGAAATTGCAGAAGCTGTAAACGCAAAATCGGATAAGCAACTCGGAGCCGGAGATCAGGGAATGATGTTTGGATACGCAACCAACGAAACCATTGAACTCATGCCACTGCCCATTGCTCTAGCGCATGCATTATCAATGAAGTTAACGCAAGTCAGAAAGAGCGGGCTTCTAAGCTATCTCCGACCAGATGGCAAAACCCAAACAGTATTAGAGTACGCAAACGGCAAGCCGGTCGGAATTAAAAACATTCTCATTAGCACCCAACACGCACCCAGCTATGAAGTAGTCCGAATAAAAAATGACCTGATGGAACATGTGGTAAAACCCGTCCTAAAACAATTTGAAATGTCCTCCATGGATTTTGAGTTTCTTGTCAACCCCAGCGGATTGTTCACAGTGGGCGGAGCAACAGCAGACACTGGGCTGACAGGTCGGAAAATTATTCAAGACGCTTACGGCGGATCAGGCAAACATGGCGGTGGCGCTTTCAGTGGCAAGGATGCAACGAAAGTAGACCGCTCTGGAGCGTATGCCATGAGGTGGGTAGCTAAAAACATCGTCGCTGCCGGACTCGCAGACAGAGTAGAGACACAAGTTGCTTACGCAATTGGCAGAGCAGAACCAGTTGGCTTCAGTGTCGATACCTTTGGCACAGGCAGAGTAGATGACAGAAACATCGAAATGGCAGTGGCCAGCGCTTTTGATTTGCGACCACAAGCCATCATTGAAATGCTAGATCTGCGGAAACCTATTTACTCACAGACTTCAGTTGGGGGACACTTTGGAAAAGTGCAACTCACATGGGAGCAAACCAACATGATTAGCGACCTGAAAAGAGCCATTAGATGAAACTAGAAACACTCAAAATTGAATCCCTGAGACCTGACCCAGAAAATGCAAGGGCGCATGACGAAAAAAATCTAAAAGCCATCGCCGGAAGCCTCCAGCAATTTGGTCAACGCAAACCTATAGTGATTACTAAAGATAATGTGATTGTGGCAGGGAATGGAACAGTTGAAGCGGCAAAGAGACTGCAATGGGAAACCATACAAGCGGTTAGAGTTCCAGAAAATTGGACAGTCGACCAAATCAAAGCGTTTGCACTTGCAGATAATCGCACCGCTGAGCTGGCCACATGGAATCAATCCATACTTGAAAAGCAACTCCTAGAACTAGACCGAGCTGGAATTCAAATCGCAGAGTTTGGCTTCGAGGTGCCTGATATTCCATTAACAGATGTGCTCACTTATGAGGATGAAGCTCCTGCCACACCCGAAGACCCAAAAACTAAAATTGGTGACATCTGGAAGCTGGGAAACCACAGACTCGTCTGTGGCGATGCATTAGACCACAGCGTGATTAGCAAAGCGCTCGATGGTGAAAAGGCAGACTGCGTCTTCACTGATCCACCATACAATGTGGCATATGAAGGTGGAACCAAAGACAAGCTAACAATTCAAAATGATGATATGTCAGACGCAGAGTTTAGCGAATTTCTATACAAGTTCTATAAAGCGGCGTTGGATAATACGAAAGAAGGCGGCCCAATTTATGTATGCCATGCTGACGGATCTGGTAACGCATTCAGAAATTCCATGCTGAAATCAGGCTGGCTACTCAAGCAAGTTTTGATTTGGGCAAAAGATAGCCTTGTGTTGAGCCGACAAGATTACAACTGGCAACATGAACCTATTCTTTACGGTTGGAAGCCCGGCGCAGCTCATTCATGGTATGGCCCATTTACAAACACGACTCTTCTAGATACCCCGATGGAAGAATTTGCAAAACTGAAAAAAGAAGAACTAGTCGACATTCTGACAAAAGGATTTGAAACCTCCACCATTATCAGAGAAAAGCGACCACGTCGAAATGACCTTCATCCGACAATGAAGCCCATAGCTTTGGTTGCTAGATTGCTTAAAAACAGCTGCCTAGCAGGCGATAGGGTTCTAGACCCCTTTGCAGGATCAGGCTCAACGCTAATAACATGCGAGCAGTTGGGTCTAAAAGCTGCAGTGGTCGAACTTGATCCTAAGTACTGCGATGTCATAGTGCAGCGTTGGGAAAACCTGACAGGCCTGAAAGCCGAGCTAGTCAATGGCTAACACAGGTCGACCCCCAAAGCCCCTAGAGCAAAAGAGACTGCTTGGCAATCCGGGGCGAAGACCCCTGCCAGAAAGCGGTAGCTTGCAAGTTTTGCCAAGAGCTATCGACAAGCAAGAACCTCCTCGTCCTCTTCTTAAATATGGACAAGAACTATGGGACAAAATATGGGAGCAGGGACTGAACTGGATAAGCCCCAACACAGACTCCGAGTTACTGCTAATGACCTGTGAAATGGTAGACGAAAGATGGAATCTTAGGGTCAAAGTAATGCAATCAGATGACGCCAGACTTCGCCGAGGACTCAGAGATTTAGACAGACTGATAATACAGAATCTATCCCTACTAGGTTTTACTCCAGCTGATAGAACAAGACTGGGAGTTGCAGAGGTCAAAGCCATGAGCAAGCTCGAAGAACTGCAAGCAAGAAAGGCAAAGCGTGTGGCCTCCACAATGGCTAACTCCAGTTCCGACTGAGGCCCTTATCAGGGGTGAAGGCGAGGTAGTCATTGACTTTGCCGAAGCCTTTGGAATGGTCACCAAAGACTCAGTTGCAGGCAGGGCAGGAGAAGTCCTACACCTGAGAGACTGGCAGAAGGAACTAATCCGCCATGTCTTTGCAGGTGACGAACGAGGCTACCGCCATGCCATAAATCTGATTTTGATGCCCCGAAAAAATGGCAAAAGCGCACTCGGCTCAATTTTTGGACTTTACTCTTTGATACTCGGAGTCAGGGGAGCAGAAGTTTATTCAGTAGCAGCCGAAAAGGAACAGGCTCGAATCGTGTTCCAAGACGCTAAGCGAATGATTGAGGCAAGCGAAGAACTTTCAAAGATGACCAAGCTTTACCGAGACGCAATCGAACTACCCTCACAGGGTTCGGTCTATCGAGTCCTATCAGCCGAGGCTTACTCAAAAGAAGGTCTGAACCCTAGCGCCGTAATCTTTGACGAGCTACACGCACAGCCCAACCGAGAGCTGTTCGATGTCATGTCTTTGGCTATGGGTGCAAGAGGCAGGCTCGCAACCCTAATCGCCATCACTACACCGGGAGTTAAGACCGACTCGACAGGTCAAGACTCAATCGCTTACACGCTCTACCAATACGGACAGCGTGTTGCACGAGGTGAAGTAGATGACCCGACTTTCTTCATGGCTAGTTGGGAAGCCCCTGCCGAGGCGGATCATCGCCTGCCTGAAACTTGGAAGATGTCCAACCCCGGCTATGGTGACATCTGTTCTGCCGAAGACTTTGAGTCTGCTGTTCGGCGAACTCCTGAGCCTGAGTTCCGCACTAAGCGCTGCGGTCAATGGGTTAGCTCTGCAATCTCGTGGCTACCGACTGGAAGCTGGGAAGCCTGTGAAGCACCGCTCGACCTTGTGGACAAGGAATACATCATCGGCTTTGACGGCTCGTTCTCAGGTGACTCGACTGTCTTAGTCGGAGCGACTGTCGAAGATGAACCGCAAGTCTTTATGATTCAGGCATGGGAGAAAGACACAAACATCCATGACGATACTTGGCGAGTAGATACTTTGGCTGTCGAAAACAAGATTAGGGATTTTGTCAAAGACAACCCCAAAGTCAAAGAGATAGTCTGCGACCCTTACCGCTGGCAGAGGTCTATGCAAGTCCTAGCCGAGGAAGGTTACCCCATAGTTGAGTATCCCTCCACGAACGCCAGACGCATGGTCCCGGCCTGCCAGAAATTTTTTTCAGCCGTAGTAGAGAACAAACTCAAACACGATGGAGACCCGTTACTGGCTCGCCATCTCTCAAACGCAGTAGTGAAAACCGACAATCTAGGAGTCAGGATAGTGAAAGAGAACAGAGCATCATCTCGCCGTATTGACGCTGCCGTTGCAGCAGTCATAGCGGTAGATAGAGCCTTACAGGTTAGAATAGAACCAGAACAACAAGTGCCGGGTGTCTATGTCTTCTAAGGTTGTAATAGCTTCACAGGTTGCAGGTGCAATCGCTGTGAGTGTAGGAATTGGGCTTATCTTTATCCCTGCCGGAATCATTACTGCTGGCTTGTTCTCTATTCTGTTCGGTATTGCCCTAGAGAGGCGTTGATGCTAGGAAACATTTTTGAGAAGCGAGCGGTAACACCTAACTCGCTTTGGGGAGCTGGACTCGACTTCGAGCTTCAGAACAACTCAGGCACATTCATTGACGAAGATAGTGTCTACAAACTCGCAGGCGTATCCGCTGCAATCTCGCTAATCGCTGGAACCATCTCGACCCTTCCAATGGAAGCTTGGGTTCGCAGAGATGGACAGAAACTTCTCATGCGTCCAAAGCCTGACTGGGTAAACAGACCAGATGTTTCTTTCGTAGACCGCACTCCATTTATCAGCTCAATCATTGCTTCCCTAATGCTTGACGGAAACGCTTTCATCAGAGTCTTCAGAGACGAAGAGGGCTTGCCAATCAACCTCACAGTCCTAAACCCAACCAAGGTCAAGGTCGAAAGAAACCGAGTCGGGCGAGTTGTCTTTACTTACGAAGAAGACCAGAAGAAATACACCTCTGACCAAATCCTGCACATTGTCGAATCCGTTATGCGACCCGGCTCAGTCCGAGGAGTATCACGAGTCGAAGCGATGAAGGATGCACTAGGTCTTGGACTTGCTCTTGACTCTTACGCTCAGAGATTCTTTGGACAGGGTGCATCAGGAAACTATGCTCTTGTCACTCCTGCCACCTTGACTGAAGACCAAGCTAAGGCATTGGCTAAGTCAGTAGACGCCAGACATGGCGGTTGGAGAAAAGCCCACAAGACTATGGTTCTGCACTCAGGACTAGACATCAAGGACATCGGTGTAAACCCAGAGGAGTCACAGCTTCTCGACTCTCGCAGAATGTTTATCGAAGACCTTTGCCGTATCTGGAACATCCCAAGCCACATGATGAACCTGCCCGGAACTAACACTTACTCTTCAGTCGAGGCAACTCAAATCGAGTTCGTGACCCACACTCTCAGACCTTATGTCGCAATCATCGAGAAC